CAGCCGAAGATTTTCTTGGTCAACCTGTAATTGCTTTCGTTGATAAAGGAAGAGCATATACAGATAAGAATGGGAAACAAAGACAATACTACGATTGTAAGTTTTGTAAGAAATGGGATGGAGGTAAGAAGAAAGATATATCTTCAGGAGGTAATAATGAGATACCATTCTAGGACAAAGATAAGACCAATGAAAAGTATACTTATAAATGTCTTACATAAAATGGGAGTTAGACCAAGCAAATTAGTAAAAATGTTTGGAGTATCAAGAGCTACTATTTACAGGCATTTAAGGAAGTAATAAACAACTGTAATGGGCATGCAAGAGCAAAGTAGGCAAAATAAAATAAGTCAAAGCTGTCGGACTTGTGTGCCCATTGTAGAGAAAGGTAGTTATGAGATTAAAAGATGTTATAAGTAATATGAGAAATTCACAAGTAGATTTTATACAAGAGTATAGAAATGTGCTAGATAATGATATGTGTAATTTTTTTATAAATAAATTTAAAAAGCTTGATAAAAGTGGAGAAGTCAAA